AAATTAGGCAACATCTGCGCTCACCCCATATTTATCTAACCAATATGCAGAGATTTCAGCCTTGGATAAACGGCCTCTCAGCTGCTTCTTGCCCATCCGCTCTTTAGCGAATCGTCTGATTATTGATCCCTTAACCCAATTTGTCTCATCAGTCCAAGCCCCTGCTTGAGAATCAAATCGAATTAGGGTTACTTTATTTATCATTTTGCTCCCTAATCTCTAAACCCTAAATGGATTTAGGTAAATAGATTAAGGGTCTAAATAGATTTAGACAAGCAATAAGTCGGCGAGTCGTATATCTAAAAAGCCAGCCAGTCTTTCGTTAGTTGCTTTATTGGCAAAGTCAGTAGTTATAGGCAAGCGCTTTAAAGCCCACTCAGGCTCGTTTATAGCCCCTAAATCAAACTGATAGACCCCTTTAGGTGTGGCATTGATATAAAGGGTCTTAGAGCCCGTTCTAGCCCTTATATCGGCCAAATAATCCCACTTCTTCTTCTCAATCATCAAAGTTTCGTAGTGGGTTCTACGGCACTTGAGCTCGATAAAGGCGTTATGGGTTACGCCGTCTGCTCGGTCGGTCGCCGATAAAGGCGTCAAGTCTGGATAAAGCGACTTGAGGGCCTCGAAGAGCTCAACCTCTCGGAAGTAAATTAGTTATCTTCCTCGCCATCTTCCCAACCAATCTTCTTAATTGGGTCATCGGCAGGCACTATCCAATCAGGATAAGAGCTGCGATCCATAGCAAAGGCCAAGGCAGTTCCCTCATCCATCCCAGCCCTACGACAAGCCTTATAAACTTCATTGGCAGCAATAGCCCAGAAATCAAGCTTTGTTAAAGGCGTTTCTTTAGTAGTCCTACGCCTCTTAGGTCGCTTCTTACTTACGCGCTTTCGCGTTGCCATTTCTGACCCCTCTCGCTAGGGCCAATTCTAACTGACTCTCCATTTTATCGAGACGCGACACTATTGGAATATTCTCCAATTTAATTATGTAGCGAAGGCCAGCAATCAGTAAGGCAATAGATCCTAGGACTGAGGCTACGAGGGTTGCTAACTCAGCTGCAACCATTACCGGACTTTGCCGTATCTTTCGTAGTTAGGGTTTAGCCAATTGATGATGCTAGGCAAGACTGATACGAGAGCTGCATTGGCAATTGCATTTACATCTAGGCCGACTGCTAGATAAGTCGCTAGCGCCGTTGCTAGGAATGTCTTTGCCCAGCTCTCTGCCATTTTCTTTAAGTCGCTCATTAGCTTCTCCTTCGAGGTTGAAATAACTGCCATCTTTGTCTCCCAAAGTTGTGAATGAAATGTGAAAATGCGACCGGTGAGGGTTAGCGCCTTTGTATGCTCTGCGCTTCCATCCCAGTATCGGACTCATAATCTTTCCATCGTAGATTATGTATTTAATTCGCTTATCGCCCTTCTTGGCTAACTTGCGAATCTTCTCAACTAGCGCGTAAGCCTCTTCTTTGTGAGCTGATAAATCAGCATCAATATCTAAAGCTCTAACGATTCCATCGACTGGTATATGGTCAGAACTGCCTTTAGCAAGATGCCTAGCGTCAGCAATCCAGCCGTCAGACTTCCTATCGCGATCAGGATAATCGTCATCAATTTGCTCCCGAAGTTGAATACCTGCTGCGCATAATCTAGCCATTATGTCTATTTGTCTTTTAGCCTTGATGATTATCTAATACCGCTTGGGCTGCCGATTCATCAGTATCTTTAATGTCTAACCATAAAACACCAGAACCATCAATAATTGGACATTTGACATTTACTAAATTGGCTTGGACTTCGATGCCATTTGCTTCCAATTCTTCAATTAATACTGCACCATCAAGATTTGTCGGTTTGACGAATGAAATCATTTTTTATGCTCCTAAAAGACTAGCTTGGAAATGGCAAGAACTGAGCAAATTCTTAGAACCGCCAGAGTTCTGATAAACAAACATCTCGATATAATCAGTTGCAATTAAATTATAAACGAAAGAAAAGCAATAAAATCCTGCTGATGATGAAGTAGCATTTGCGTTATTAAGATATAGATTAGTCGATCCATTCTTTTTTAAGTTAAGATAACGAATACCAGTAGCATTATCATCAAAAACATAAACCCCAGTAAATAGATATTTGCCTGCTTTACCTGCTGGAATTGTAATTCTGGAAGTATTAGTTACAGTACTGTGAAAACCGTCAGTATCGTAAGTTTCCGAATCAAAGGTTATCGCTGTTTCTGTTGCATTATCTGTGCCTTGACTTGAAGTTTTAGTTAAAGAACAACCAACAAAACTTGGAGCGGCAACAGTAGCCCATTTAAGACCTGTTGTTTCAGCTGAATCAGCAGTTAAAACTGTTCCATTAGCTCCAACGCCTAAACGAGCATCAACTGTTGAGAAGGTAAATACATCGCCTTTAGTTGTTAATGGAGTTTGATCGCTAGGAGTAGCCCAGCTTGGAACGCCAGCTGCGACTGTTAAAACTTGTCCTGTTGTTCCAATCGCCAATCTAGTGTTGGTATTAGCAGTAGCTGAGCGATAGGCAATATCGCCAGTCGTAGTTTCAGGATTAAGGTTCTTAGTTGTGGTATCGATTGAGTTGCCAAGGGTTCTTATGGCAGCTGCGCCATCCTTGACTAAATCCGTATCGTCTGGGGTTTCCCAGTTGTAGTTCGTTGTATTGGCCATTTAGCTAATAACTCCTATCGCATCTTGCCATTCTAAGGTATTGAGCACACTATTCCAGCTTTCCGCCGCATTGACTTGAGCCCATTGTTGGGCAACTGCTGAAAACTCCGTTGGGGTAGCTAAGAAGGTAATCGAGAGGCCCGAAACTGAGGCATTAAAAGTCCAGCCCTCGACAAAGCCAGTAAATTCGCCACCTAGGATATTAAGGGGCAAATTGGTAATCCTGACTGGCTGGCCCATAAATATATTTAATAAGGCATCTCTATCGGCATTATCGATTTCAGGCGATTGAAGAGGAAAAGTAATGGTCTGGAAGGTATTTCTAGGCCAAGCTCTAAGCGCAATGATGCGATCTGCGGCATCCTCTACATCAACCGCGTTTTTTAAATAGCTACTAAATTGCTCTGCAAATAGGCCAAATTCGGCTTCGGAGTCTATATCTTCGGCTGTGTAAGAACTATTAAAATTGTTGCCATAATCCACAACTAATTTATTGCACAAATCGCCTTGACGCTGAATTACACCAATGCCAGAAGCTATGGCGTGAGAAGCGTCTAAGTCTGTATATCCATTGGCTATCAAATAATCTTGTCGATGACTAGCATCTGCATAATTAATATTGCCATTAGCATCTTCAAATAAGTAACCAAGAGCAGAACTAGCAATTTCATTGACTATTGGATAAATGACTGTATCTGTGATTTGACGGCTTACCATCGTATATTCGCCAGCATCAATTTCTCCAAGGCCTATACTTCCAGCATTAGCCCAAGTTTCGGTCGCATCGTAGCCAGACCAAGTTTCGGCTGCTGGCAATTGATTCCAAGTAGCTAGCAATAGTCCATCTAGTAAATCAAGAATTTGAGCTCCATCTAAGCCCTCAGCTAAGTTGCCATCAAAAATTGCTCTTTGTAATTTAGCCAAAGTTCCAATGGCCGTAATTCTTAAACTGGTGATTACCGCGCTAGATCCTGCGCTTCTTACTATTTGTCTTAAATCCGAAATGCGACCACCAAAAATATTAACATAATTTCCGCTGGTATTTTTAATCTTAATTGTAACTGAAGTATTTATAGTGAAATCATAGTTAGTGCCATTGGTATTGATAATTTCTACTGAGCAATAACCTGGGGGAGTAGGTGAATTAATATCTTGACGGCCAGAGGTAATAGTTAGATTGGTTAAAGTAACTGAACTTAATTCCTCGCCATTAACTAAAATCTGCCAATCGGGAGTCCAAAGCGTCATACTGTTTGTGCCGTATTTCTCAAATCTCCAGCTCCAATAGTCCCGCGATTAGTTGAATTGTTAAGCGCTAATACAACTGCGCGGCTAAATCCTTCTTCATCTATAACTGAAGGTGAATTAACATTTATAATAATTCCTTGATTTTCATTACTAGTCAGATTACCAGCTTTTCTATCTTCAATTCGTTTTCTAATTGCCTCAGTTTCAGCTTTCAATTCATCTCGGCGACTAATTGCATCTAAAAACGATTGGGTTGGAG